GTAAAAAGGGTTCACATAAAATTCCACATGAGTACCTATCACCTTGCTGATGAAGATGTAATTTATCCTTGGGTGATTCGGTACCAATACAAGATTGGAAAAGACACTTATTATGGACAGTCCCATTGGTTTTGGTTCAAACCTCTCGTGAGCAAGGGAACACCTATAAAGGTGACTATTGACCCTCAAAACCCAGAAAGAAGCATTGTTGCTGCATGGGAAAGTTAATAGATTGTTTCTTTCCTCTATGATAACGGAAATTTCAAAGGAGCGTAATCTCCTTTGGCACACGACTTTGGAACAAAGTCTAGTGTGTTACACCTCGATAGAGGTGTGCCGCTCCCAGACACAAAAAGTCCCATGGCCAACACCTCGGCGGTGTGGTCATGGGACTTAATGCTTTTTAGGCCTAGCGGAGTGAACAGTAACCAATCCTGACATCCAGTTGCCGTGTCATTTGTTGAATACTGTTTTACGAACAGTCTGCGGACGTGAAGACCCACCATTATATCATCAGCTTCGACCCGAAGGACGCAGTAGAGAACGGCCTGACCATGGAGCGGGCGCAAGCCCTATATGCAGAAGCCCCGCGACTGGCGCGAGGGTATGAAGCACTCCAGCACAGCCCAGACCATGCGGCACTTGCGTGTTGAAGTCATGGAACTGTGCGAGAGTGCTGGACTGTACCAGATCGACCTGCTCAACGGCTCGAAAGAGCGTGTCAGCGAGGCCGAATATTGGGCAAGGCGGCGTGGACAACAGAAACTTGACCGCGAGAACGCAGCCCTCACCGCAGCTGGACAACCGTCCCGGCAGAAGAAGTTTGAAACCGTAAAAGATACCCTGCGGAAACAGATTTCTTCAGTGCTGTACCGTGCCACGAGCTTTGAAGATTTTTCCGACAGGCTCTTGCAGCAGTACGGCATTGCCGTCAAGGAAAGTCGCGGATGCTTAAGTTATCTGCCTGCTGGCAGAACGAAGTTCATCCGGGCAAAAAAGCTCGGTGACAAGTTCGATCAGGCAGCAGTGCTTGCCGCCTTGCAGGAAAACGCTGAGCGCAAGCGCACGATTCAGTTTAAGCCTGACCGCATCGGGAAACTGGTGGATATTCAGGCAAAGCTGAAACAGGGCAAAGGCATCGGCTACGAGCGTTGGGCAAAAAACACAATCTCAAAGCCATGGCACAGACCTTGATTCTCCTAGAAGAAAAGGGCTTGACTGACGAGGACGCACTCGACCAGAGAATCGCAGAGCTTGACACCAAGTTCCACGATTCGCTGGCGGTGGTGAAAGACCTCGAAGGCCGCATGAAGGTCAACAAAGAGCTGCGCTATCAGGTCGCAGCCTACGCCAGCACCAAGAGCGTCGCACAGCAGTTAAAAGCTGCAAAACGACCCGCAGCCTTTGAAGAACAGCACCGTGCAGAGCTGACAGCGCACCGGGCGGCAGCAGCCTATTTCAAGGCAAATGATATCGCCAAGCTGCCCAGCCCGAAGAAACTGGAAGCCGAGTATGCGCAGCTGGCATCCGAAAAGGCAAAATTCTACGAGCAGTACAAGGAAGCCAAAGAGGAACTGCTCAAGCTGAAAACCGCAAAGCAGAATGTTGCGCTGTTTTTCCGGGAGGAAGAACCGGCGCAGCATGAGAGATAAAGGAGTGTGCGTATGATCAATCTGAAAATCGACCCGGAGTTCCAGAATCAGATTCCGCCGCTGACGGACGATGAATACAAGCAGCTGGAAGAAAACATCCTCAAGGAAGGCAAGCTGCTCTCTCCTTTGATCGTGTGGAACAACACACTTGTTGATGGTCATAATCGTTATGAAATCGTTCAGGAGCATCCTGAAATCTCTTTCTCCACCATGCCGCTCCCGTTTGAAAGCAGAGAAGAAGTCCTCGCATGGATCTGCAAGAATCAGCTGGGGCGGCGCAACCTCACGCCGGAGCAGAAGAAGTTTCTCATTGGAAAACAGTACAGTGTAGAGCATCGAAAGCCCGGTGGAAACGGCAACAATCAGTACACGACAGCCACGCAGGAATCTGTTCAAGAGGAATTGTGTCAAAATGACACAATTCCTCCCACTGCTACGGAAAACAGCGTCCGTAAGCAGATTGCGGAGCAACACAATGTCAGCGAATCCTATGTTGCCCGTTCTGAAAAGTTCATGCGAGGCGTTCAGATCATGGATCAGATGATACCCGGTATGCAGGAGAAAATCTTGTCCGGGCAGTTCAAAGTCCGTGATGCCGATATGCACCGTCTTGCCAGAGCAGATTTTCCGAACCGCAAACAGATCGTGCACGAGATTCTGCACCCGGAGGACCGCCCTGCTCCGCAGAAACGAATCTACGGAATCAACTATTCTGCACTGGAAGCTGCCGTCCGGCGAATCCAGCAGGATGTTGATTTTCTGATGAAGTATCTCCCCAAGGTGCCTGATGATGCCTATGTGAAAGTGGAGACCACGAAGATTCTCAAACAGCACAAGGCATATATGGCACAGTTTGAAGAACTGCTGAACGATGAAAAGGTCGCATAACGACAGGCACTTGTAAGCCATCAACGAGCCACCAGCCGCAAGTGCAGGGCGGAAGCCATCTGCGCCCTTGCGCCTGATGTGAAATGGAATCCTGATTTTCCCGCCCGCCTTCGCTGCAGTGGGACGATCAGAGGAGTGTGCGTTTGAACAAGAAGAAAAAATCCACAAATCTTTCCCCTTACCCCGATGAAGCCATCGAACGTCTGGCACGGGCATTCTACCCGGCGATTCTTGCCTGCTGGAACAGCGAGGAAGGTCAGCGGGAGTTTGCTGCGTGGCAGGCAGAACAGGCTCATCTCTCCGGCAAAGAAAAACAGGAAGTTCCCGATGGGGAACTCCCTGCCTTACTTATCGTGTGTGGATTTTCAGGGTGCGTCCGGCAGGGCGCACCCTGTTTTTGCGTTCAGTCCTCTAGTCCGTGACTCCCAGCCACGTTCTTCAAATATTCCTCCGGTTCGCCGTTCAGAATCAGTTCAGCATACGCCAGCGGGTCGTTGTAGATGAGGTAATCCAATTCTGCCCTCTGCGCCATAGTGACATCCAGCGCATTCTCGACCCCGGTGCAATCAATGGAAATTTTGCGCCCATCCCGGAGTAGCAACTCCACGCACCCGGTGTCCATGTTAAACTTGCAAGCTCTTGCATCGTACTTCATAATCCTGTCCTCCTGAAATCATTGTCTAGTTTGTATCGGTCAATCTATGATTTCGGATTTCATCTTCTGCCGGGAACCTCTATTGAGATTTCCGAAGAAAATAAATAATCCGAACCCATCTCCTATTGGAAATAAGTTCGGATTATTTTTGTCTGGTCGGAGTGGCGAGACTCGAACTCGCGGCCTCCTGCTCCCAAATATGCCCAAAATCGGATTGAATGGTTGCAAATCGTCTTATTTTGTATTGAATCACCGTCATATTTATTCAAAGCGATTCTCTTTGATTTTGTTTCATTTTGGATGAATAACGCACAAATAACGCACAAAACAGCAGTGCGATAAAGCGGACAGAGGTATTATACAGCGGCTTTTGCCCGCTCTTTTTATGCCCGGCTCTTTTCGCGGATGTTGTCAAAAACAATTTCCATTGCGTCCGACGCTGCCGCGTCTGCTGTGCGGATGAACCCCGCGTAAATATCCGTGGTGGTGGAGGTCTGAGCGTGGCCCAGACGGCCCGAAACCGTTGTGATGGGAACGTGGGCGGCTATCATCAGGCTTGCGTAAGTGTGCCGCAGGCTGTGGAAGTGCACCGCCGGGAGATCATGCGCCCGCAGGAAGTGCGGGAACCATGTTGTCAATCTTTCCAGATCAAAGGGTGTTCCGTCCCAGCTGGTAAACAACAGGTCATTTTGCACCGTCTTTCCGTTCTCCACCTGCACAGTACGCGCCCACATCGACCCAACGCGCAGCCGTTCCGCCTTTTGATAGAGCTGGTACTCCCTCAGCATATCCATACAGTTTGCACCTACCTTGAATGTACGGTTTGACGCTTTGGTTTTTGGTGCGGTGAAGATAAGCCCCTCGTGCGGGATGTATTCCACTGTGCGGTTTACGGAGATGGTGGAAGCATTGAAATCAATATCAGACCAGCGCAGGCCGCAAATCTCGCCCCGGCGCATCCCTGTGAACAAACCAAGCTGCACCATAGCGCTGTACTGTGGCGGAACATCATGCAGCGCAGCCAGCAGCCGCGCGGCGTCGGCCTCTTCCAGATAGGACACTTCAACAGCTTCTCCCTTTGGCGGTTCTGCCCGCTTTACCGGGTTATCCTCCACAATGCCCCATTGCACAGCCTTTGTGAAGACGCTGGACAACATCCGGTGATAGTGCTGCACTGTGTTCCCGTTGAGTTTGCCGCCCTCTTTGGCCTGTTCGGTGAATGCTTTGGAGAAGATCACCCCGGCGGCGCGGGCTACCTTCTCAGCTGAGGCCCGGCTTACCGGCGTTCCGTTGCAAACACAGGTCATTGTGCGCCCACCTACACCCGCAGCCTTTGCGGTCTCTTGCCGCTTACCGCGTGGCAGCTCCTTGAGGAGGGCAGGCGTTGCCAGATATACAGAATCCCGCCGCGCTCCCGCCTCTTCCAAACTGGAATAAAAGGCCATCAGGTGCGAGGGTCTTATCTGGTTTACCCTCATGTGACCCAGCGCCGCAGAGATACGCGGCCTAAGATACCGATATTCTACCCCGGTTTTGGGCTTACACTTTTTGTCGATGTACTCCGAAAACCAGCGGTCTATCAGGTCATCCAGCTTCATATCTGCATCGAGAGCAAGACCGTCATGCACTTCCCGTTCAAACTCATCTGCCCGGCGGCGCACTTCCTTTTCCAGCTTGCGCCCGGTCAAGGTGGGCGGAGGGGTGAAGGTGCGGGACGTTGTGACCTGCTTGCCGTTCCGATCATACCCGGTAGACACCCGGAACAGGTAGGAAGTGGAGCCGTTTTTATTCTTTCGCTTCACGATCTGAGCCATTCTTTAGCGCCTCCTCAATAAGCTTTCTTATCAGATAATCGGCATAGTCCTGAACCTCTTTTTTCAGTAACAAACGCTTTTCGGAGGAAATAGTAACGCTTGCACAGCCTGCTTCAAAATCCAGCTTTTGAAATGTTGCCGTTTCGAGCGCATAATTGACGGCGAGAACTTTTGACGAAAAATCAAAAGCACTCCATTCTGCCTTTTCCTGAGCTTTTCTTACGGTTTCTTCAATTTCTTCTGTGGTCATAAAATCATCTTCACACCATAACCATTCAACGCGAACATCCGCTGCCGTGGCTATGCGTTCCGCGTTGTCCCTTGTAAGATTGTGCTTTCCGGTGACGATACAAGAAAGGTGTTGTTGTGATGTATGGAGAACTTCAAGAGCAAAATCTTTTTGATTTTTTCCGGTGCGGCCTATTGCAATTTTCACCCGCCTGCCGCGCTTCTTTGACAACAATTCATCTGGTTTTTCGGCTGTTTTAGATTTTTTATTCATTTTCGACCACTTTCAGACCAACTATGCAAGCTCGAACTATGTTAATTGCGATAACATTGCAAAAAAGATGCAATTTACAAAATTCACATTTTGTGACACAATAATAGCATAGCACAAAACAAAAATCAACAACAGGAGATGATAAAAATTGACTGAAGCAGAAAAGTTTGTGCCGATACGAAAACTAGCCGAGAGTGGTTTCTTGACAGAGTCGAGGCTGAGAAAAATGCACAAACAGGGAAAGCTTCCCGGCATTTGGTGCGGAAAGAAATTTTTGGTCAATGTTCCGCTTCTGAATGAAGAACTTGACCGAGAAAGCAAAAAGCAGCTAAACGGAGGTGAACGCAATGAGTAATACGGTGCAATATCCGACTATGGCAACGGTGAAGGACGCTGCCGCCAAGTTCGGCATCTCTGAATACTTCTTGCGGAATCTCTGCCGCGCTGGCAAGGTGCGCTTTGTCTGTGTTGGCAACCGCTGGTTGGTCAATTTGGACAGCCTTGCCGCCTACTTCAACGAGGGCGACGACCCGGCGGAACTGGAAAGCCGTCACGGGTAAATAAAAATGTCCTCAACGAAAAAGAAAGATGTGCCATTCTGGAAAACCGGCCGCACCGGCGGAAAGAGTCCGAACGGTTCACGATTGCCGCACGTTGAGTTGTATGCCGACCTACTCCAAGACCCAGCTTTTGCAGGTTTGACAGGGAGCGCATATAAAACCTACATCGGCATGATGAAAGAGCGCGGCCAACAGAGCGAAAATTTTGCATTCGCATTCCCCCGCCGGGTTGCTGAAAAATACGGCATCAGTGAGGACAGCTTGCGCCGGGCCGTAAAAGAACTAGAGCAAAAAGGCTTCATCAAATGCTGTGCCCACAATTCAAATCTCCGAAAGGCAGACCTATATCAATTTTCGATAGAATGGAAGCAGAGAGAACCGCCCTAGATTTTGCCCATGCAAAACCGTATACATGGCTATATCTAGAATATGTCCCGCATTTTGCGGGAAGGCAAAACGGCAAAAAATTCACTGGTTCCCGCATTTTGAGGGAAGGTTGTGGAACATCTGCCGCATTTTGCGGGAACGTGTTCCCTCATTTTGCAGGAAGATAGGCCGCATTTTGCGGGAGCGAAAAAACATAAAGCCGCCCGGTGAACATCAGACACCGAGCGGCCAGACAGGAGGGAATACACAATGCGAATCTTTGACATTCTGCCCGTAGGGGAAGAAAACGCCATTCCCGGCGAGGAGATAGAACGCCGGTTAGGTATCACGAGGAGAGAGCGCCGGGCAATGGCAGCGCAGGAGCTGGAAAACGGCCTCTTTGTGCTGTACACCACCACGCGCCCCGGTGGGTACTTCCGCCCGGCGGAGGGAGAAAAAGGCCGTCAAGAGCTGGCCCGGTTCTATCATCGGGAACAGGCGCGGGGACTTGCCAGCCTCAGAAAGTTGGCGGCAGTCGGTGCAGCGCTGGCCCAGTGCGGCGATCAGACCACACTTGACCCGCCGGGAGACGGTACGCGATGAACCAGCGGCAGCGGGCTTTCTGTGAAGCCTACCTTCTTAGCGGCAACGCCACCGAGGCGGCAATAAAAGCCGGGTACAGCCCCAAAAGCGCCCGCAGCATTGGGCAACGGTTGTTGACTTATGTTGACATCCGGGAGTATCTGGCCCAGCGTAACGCTCAGATCATCGCCGAGAACACGGCCACCCTTGAGGAGATATACAGCTTTTGGACGGTCACAATGAGAGATCAGGCATCAAAACCGGCTGACCGCCTGAAAGCCTCCGAACTTCTTTCAAAGGCGCTGATAGTAGAACGTACCCGGAAAGAAAACAGCGATCAGAGCGGTGCAGGGCATGAGTTTGACGGCTGGAGTGATGAGGAGTTGCGCGGCGCTGTTCACCTTATGGAAGACCTGAGCGATGAAGAATTTAACGCCATCATGGACGCGTATAACCGAAAAAAGAGGCGATAATCTGAAGAAAGCGGAATTGAATGCGCTTGCTGTCCGTGCCAGAGACGGCAGCGAGGAAACGCTTTTGGACTTATGGAACGCGGTGAAAGGCTTTGTCAAGAAAAAGGCCGTTTACTATGCGAAGAACCATGACGACCGCTGAAGACCTTGTGCAAGCCGGCTTTTTCGCCGTCTATGACACCGTGCAGGCATTCGACGAGACGAGAGAGAAATCTTTCCTGACCCTGCTGAAATACTTCCTACAAAAGCGCTTTGCAGAAGAAGCAGGGGTGCGCACCAGCCGCCGGGACGGCCTACAATATGCCGACAGCACCGCAGAGGCCCTATACTCGAACGAGGATAGTATTACCCTTGAGGACACGTTGGAGGACGCAGGTGCAGCCGCAGAGCTGGAAAGCGTTGGAGTACAGAGACCTTGTTCTTTACGCCCGGCGGGTCATTCTGGCCGCGCTGGACGGCTTGCCCGACGGCTACCGCGTCCTGTTGGCCGAGCATTATTTCCACAACGTCCCTCTGGTTACTGCTGCCTTACTTGCTGGCTACAGTAGCCGGGCATCTGCCAGCGAAGCGCACCGGCGGGCCTTGCGGCATCTGAGGACATACAGCAAGTACAAGGGCGAGTTGCGGGCCTGCCTTGATGCTTTCGAGGAAGTGACCCCGTATCTGAGCGCCGCCGGGAACACCGGCGCAGGCTCATACATCCGCACTGGTATCAGCTCCACCGAGGGCGCAGCCATCGCCGGAGTGTGAACGCCGCCAAATCTTGCGGTATTCAATGGGCGCAATCTTGCGCCCATTAGGCTGCTCAAGCCTGAGCCGTCCGACTGCACAAAACTGTGCCGTCACCGAAAAAGGGCAAAAAAAGAACCAGCGGCTCACCCTACCAAAGCACCGCTGGTTCCTATCTCATGCCCGGAACGATATGAAGAAGTCCCGTTGCTATAATTATATCATCTACTATTCTATCATAGCATCAACCATAGCATCAACTAATTTTCAAGCAAATTTTTTCAGCGTCCACAGACAGTCCGCGTGACTGTCCGGCGGACAGCCCCACAAAACAGGTTCAAGGGATGCAATCCGGCATCTCTGAAGATACATCCACACAGAGAAAGGAAGTTGTACAATGACCGTATACGCAAACACTACGCTGCCCGAAGTTGAAGAGCTGGTGCAGGGCGCAAAGATTGCTGCCATCCATGAGGAGTGCGGCGCACTGTTCGTGGAGATGGCGGCATGGGAGGACGAAGACGGTGTAATCCAGTGTGACACCCTTTGCATTCTCCCCTACATCGACGAACACGGCAAGGCACAGTTGCGCATGGAGTACCACGACAACCCCGGCCCGGCAACCTGCAACAACGGCGTTGTGGGTGAGTAACCTACTCGCCGCATGACCCACGAAGCCCCCACGGCCTCAGAAACAGAGGCGTGAGGGCTTTTCTTTATGTCTGCATCAACTTTCCCGCCGGGCAGTGCATCGCCCGTTCTAGGCACTTGCCAGACGTTGCGAGAGTATGCACAGGCAAAACAAAAAGGAGGCCGCAGCGTTACGACCTCCATACTGTACCCGCCCGGCGGGTTATTCGTCTTCCCATTCATCGACCCGCCGACCATGCGCCCACGCCTCGCGGGCCTGATTTAAGCTCATGTGGTTGGCACAGTCTTCTTCATCCGGGTTTTCGAGCTGGCAAAGATCATCTTCCCAGTTGCACACCGGGCAAATATCAAAGTCCCCGGCATACTCAAACGTGTACTTGCCGCAGACCGGACAGATATAGCTTTCTCCAACTTTTACGATTCTCATACAATGCCGCCTCCCTACCGGTGGGGTGCATCTGGCTCACCCCATAGTGATAGCAAAAGGCCGCTGCATCTCTGCAACGGCCTCTTTCTGTTCGAGAATCAGGCGGGGTGACGCTTCCCGCATCTCCTAACGATGGGTGACGGCTGCCTGTTCCGTCCTCTGGTTCTCTTTGCAAGTCTATTATACCAGAACACGAAAAAATGTCAATTCATGTTGGTTCGTTTAGTATCGTTTCAATGTGCCTTTTTCAATGAAGTTTAGAACGCGGTTTGTATTCAGGCGGTAGACCGACCGGGCAAAGAGCTGACCCCGCGCAGAAACGCGGACGGCGACCTTGACATAGACACTGTTCACCTGCACTTCCTTGACGTATTCAATCGAGCCGTCCTTTGCGTTCAGGGCCACATAGTCCGGTGCGGCCAGAATCAGCGGGATATATTCCCCATAGAGGGCAAAATCCGCCGGGTGGCGGCTAACCATGTGGGCTATATTAGATTCACCGAGTAGAATACTCTGCCCCTCTGTCATGGACAGCCCCAGAAGATCAATTACGCGCTGGCACAGTACGCCTACCTGTTTGGCGTGGTCTGGCATCGTTCAACATCCTTCCCAGCCTTACAGCCCTTTGATACTTTCCAGCAGTGCGGCCCGCCGGGCCTCTGTGTCATCGTCCGGGGCATTCCCGGCGGTGTGGGGTTGTTCCGGCGCGGGGTGTTCTTCCAAATAGGCTTTCACGGCCTGCTGCAAGACCGCATTGGACGTTGTCCCCTGCGCAGCACAAGCGGCTTTGAACTGTTCCGCCGTTTCCCGCTTGACCTTGCAGGCCAGAACGACCATGTTTTCTTTGTCCCATTTGGCATTAGCTCTTTTTCTTGCCTCAGTAACCATTGCTTTCCCTCCTGTTCTGTAAACAGTATACCATAAAAGCAGAACGGTTTACAGTACAAATATGCACAGAAATACACTGTAAACCTTGTTGAATCTGTCAATAGACTTGTACGGTAAACAGTACTATAATAGAATCACAGCAAGGGAGCACGACCGGAAGGCAAGGGGCGAAGTAAGAACCGGAAGCGCTGTAAGCCGTGAACGCATGCTAAGTCAGTAACCCACTCCCGCCGCTGTATATGAAAAATGACCCGGTGAGAGCTACCAACTACAACACCGAGCCAAACCCAACAACAGGGTCAAGCCCAGTATAGCAGGGCTGGCCCGCAATGTAAAGCGAGGACAGTATGAAAAAATACAATCTTTCGGAGATCATGCACAAGGCGTGGAAGCTGTACCGGAAAGGCGTTGCCGCCTTTGGTGAGTGCCTGCACAGGGCATGGAACAGCGCAAAGGCCGAACCCATCAACGCCCAGCGCATTGAGAAAGCCCAGCAGGCCGCAGGCGTGGCCGAGCAGGTGAACACATGGACAGGATGGAAAACCGCCGGGCTTGAAGTCCTGCACGGTGCAAAGGCTTTGTTCCAAGTGGTTCTCATCCACAGCAGCAGGGGAGACGGTAAAACCTACCGTGCATCATTCTTTGGAGCCTCCCAAGTGAAGCCCCTGAACGCCTGATATTGAACCGCTGACCCGGCGGCGCAGAGAAAGCCCGCCGGGATTTGTTTTGAAGGGAGATTTTCACAATGAACCGAGTAGATGTTGAAAGCGCTGTTATTGCAATGGGAGATGTTGCTGTGTGCATCAAGATGGTGGACGACGCGACCGAGGAGGGGAACGCGGTGCAGCAGGGCCGAGCGGTGCAAGTCCTCATGGACATTTTCAAGGCCAGATATGCCGCTCTTGTGTCCTGTGTTCAGGGCGACCAGAGCGCCGCGCAGGGCAGTTTTTAAGGCAATAACGCACAAATAACGCACAAGCGGGCAATTTTGCCCCTCATATCGAACAAAAAGACCCACGGCAAACGCTGAATTTCAAGCGTTACATCGTGGGTTTTATTCATATCGGAGTGGCGAGACTCGAACTCGCGGCCTCCTGCTCCCAAAGCAGGCGCGCTACCAACTGCGCAACACCCCGGCGGTGATACTTAGATAGTATACCTTTTTTTGGACGCGGAGTCAATCCCGGGGTGGAAAAATCAGGACTTGGTGCCGCAGCAGCCGCAGCCCTCTTTGACGGCGGGCAGGCTCTGGGCCAGCTGCTCGAGGGTGACGCTGTCGATGTATTGGTTGATCACATCGTCCAGCCCGGCCCAGAAAGGCAGAGTGAAGCACTGGTCAGACATGGGACACTCGTTGGTCTCGCTGCCGAGGCAGGGGATGGGGGCAACGCTGCCCTCAATGGCGCGCAGGATCTCACCGGCGGTGTAGTCGGCGGGGGCTTTGGTCAGGCGGTAGCCGCCCTGACTGCCGCGCTCACTCTTGACGAGGCCCACGCGGGCCAGCGGGGTGACGATCTGCTCCAGATATTTCAGGCTCAGCTGCTGGCGCTCGCTGATCTCCTTCAGCGAGACGGTAGAACCCGGGGCGTAGCGGGCCAGCTCGGCCATCAGCCGCAGCGCATAGCGGCTCTTGGTGGAAAATTTCATAGCGGTTCTCTCCTTGCTTGCCTTCCAGTATACCACGACTACCCGCTTTTGGAAAGTGAAAAAACCTGCCTTTTGCTCCGGACGCGGAAATATCGAAAAGTCATCTTGCTAGAACAAAAAATATCTGTTATCATAAGATGATGCAACAAGAGATATAAGGAGAGACACTTATGATACAGAAGATCGAGCCCGCAGCCGCCATCCGTCTGCTGGACGCGAAAAAGGCACAGGCTGTGGACGTGCGGGAGCCGGACGAGTACGCAGTGGGCCATATCCCGGGCGCAAAGCTGCTGCCGCTGGGTGAGGTGATGAGCCGCGCTGCCGAGGTGCTGCCCGACAAGGACGCACCCTGGCTGGTCTACTGCCGCACCGGCCGCCGCAGCGCTGACGCTGTCCAGAAGCTGGATGCGCTGGGCTATACCAATATCTACGACCTCGGCGGCATCCTCAGCTGGCCCTATGAAATCGAAGGGGACTTTGAGGGGCATTTCTAATGTGACGGAGAGCGTTTTCTCGCGCCGGTGGCGCGGGGGTAGAGCGCTTTTTCGCTGGGCTAAGTTCTCTTTT